ATGCCGACTCCTTAATAGGGGGCCGAAGCCCCCGTCATCAGTTCTGGAACACGGTCGGAGCCTGAGCGCCGTTGTCAGCACGCTGGATGTACTCAATCGTCACCACAGCAGCACCAGCGGTAGGGTCACCGCCCGTAGCGGTAAACGTACCCGTCACAACCACATCAGAAGTGCCAATGTTGTTGGTGGCAGAAGACACCAGCGCCGCGTCCAGCGTAGCGCGAACTGCTTGAGCAGTCGTCAGACCGATAGCAGCAGAAGTCTGGTATGCGGTGGCAGACGATGAATTACCGAACGTCACGGCCACAGCAGAAACCGAACCGCCAGAGATGGCAGTGGTCTTCTCAACCGTGAAACGCAGGATCTTGGACCCAGCAGGCAGCGTAAACAGATTCTGCGCCGCAGGCGTCTGGAGCATCACCGAGAAGGCGACGTTGGCTGATTGCGTCAGAACAGGCAGGCCGGTGTTGGTCGCGGAGCCGTAACGCTGAGTGCCCATGCGAACAGGGCCGGAGAAGGTGTTGAAGCTCATGGCTTATTCCTCAAATCTGCGCCCGTCGTCTCTGAGGAGAAGTCTGCCGAGTCAGTCGGCGGGCTGTGGTGAAGCTCGGTTTGCAAGAGGGTAGCACAAAAGAAAAAGGGGCACAAGGCCCCTTTTGTGGTTTTTGACCCGTGAGGTGTCAAGCGCCCGGCGAGCCGAACATTCCCAGGGGATCAGAGACTCCGAAACTGTACCGCTCTCGCGCCTTGTACCTGTTGTTCCCGGTGTCGAAGTCGGTGTCCATCGACGTTGCCAGGGGCACACGCACGAAGTGCTTTAGACCGTTGGGCACATCGGTGGTCAGGAACCACGCATTGGTGTCGGTCAAGAAGTGGTTGACGGTGTAGCCTTCCGGGATGCTGCCGTTGTTCTTCAGAGCGTTGATGTCGTTGTCAGTGGTTCCGACGCGCAGAGAGGTCTCCAGCAGTCGGGTGGCAACGAACATCAGGTTCGGAGGAACGATCAGTTTGCGGGGCTTGGCAGCAATCAGCAGACCACGCTCATCCGTCCAACCAGCGATCTGAATCACAGCCGCTTCGAGGGACGTTTCGTTCAGGTCAGCGTTCGTCGCGGGACGATTGCTGTTGGTGCCACCAGAGATCAGCGGGTGAGCCGTGGAGAACAGGGGTTGCCCGTCGCCATAGATCACGCCAGCGGAGAACCCGTTGTTCAGGATCGACGCTGCCTTGACCTGCTTGGTGTACGCCATACCACGGGCCAGAGCCTTGGTATACCGAGCCGAAAGACTGTCGTACAGGTTGTCTTCCATCGCCTCTTCGGTGATGGAGAAACCCATAGCGATGGTCTCGTGGTTGTAACGAGCGGTGTAGGCTTCCTGCGCATTGTCATACGCGATGGCCGCACCTTCGTTCTTCACCGGGGCTGCGGAGAAACCAGACAGCTTGGTTTCTTCTTCAAAGGAACGCTCGGAGGTCTCCGTTTCGTAGATCTCCTTGTGCTCTTCGCCGTAGCGCTTGTACTCCAGACCGAACAGTGCGTTCAAACCCGGCAGGAGTTCTTTCAGCAGTTGTGCACGTGAAATTGCCATGATTCAGACTCCTTAGGCGGTTGCGCTGCTGTAATAGCCATGCACCAGCAGGTTCGACTTCACCAGAATTTCTGGGTACTGAGTGAACACGATGGTGGAGGCCGAGGGAATGGCAACGACGCTGCCAGGAACTGCGATGGCTGAGTTCAGCGTGACCGAGGTCGCACCAGCCGAAGCCGCCGTTGCCACGAAGGACGAGGTTTGGATCAGTTGCCCGTTCGCAGCGACGTACGCCACGTTAGTACCAACCGGAATTGCCGTAGGCAAACCAGAACCCGTGAGGGTAATAGTCGTACTAGACGACGAACCAGAGGCCGTAACGCTGAAGGCCGTGTCTTCCACCACGCCAACACAGCGAACCGGCAGGATCGTAGACACAGGCGTAGCGGTCGGGGCCAGCACGGCGTTTGCCGAGTTACCCGTGTTCACGTTGCCAGTGTTGTTGATCATGCTCAGGTTCGTGCCTACCATCGCCAGAGCGCCAGAGGCAATTACCGTGGTAGCAGAGCAAACCACCGCCTTGAACACCGTGTCAGGATCGTCAGCAACAACCGCTGCCGCATCGCCAGCCAGCGTAGACGCGGGCCAGTATTGCGAGAAACGCTTCTGCTTCGTCACCGGATCGGTGTACGAACAACCGAGGAAAACCCCGGTAACTTGGTTCACACCAGTGCCGGTCGAAACCGATGCACGGGTAGCAAAACCGCGAGACAACACCACATAGTCACCGTAGAAGATGTCCGTAGCGTAGCCGTACTGAATTGGCAGGGAACGGGTAGAACCCGCAAACACCTGCCCACCGATCAAATTGATCGGCTTTAGCCCGTAGGGGGCGTCGATAGTGGGATATCCCATCTCTGACTCCTAAAATTTAAGGACCGCGCCCAAACGACACTTCAGACTTGCGCTCTCGGAAGAGCGGCATCCGGGGATCGTTATCGCGCATGTAAGCGTTGTCCACCGACTGCATCTGCCCATCAGTTTGACGCTGAAAGTGGGCGTTACGCTGTACGACGAACTCCTTTGGTGTTTTGCAAAGCAGCAGACCGCCAACTTCAATGCTGTCCGGGAAACGGCCTGAGCCACCTCCACCCAGTTGAATCTCGGGATGATCGCTTGCTTTCACGGGCTCCCAGCCCTCGCGGAGTTTTGAGGACACATTGATCGGGTCATTGGTCCCGAGTGTGCTGACGCGAATCCAACGGAAAGCATACCCTTCTTCCGGGTTCGGATCGGGCAGGAGTTGGGGAAGCATCCACTGCTTAGGTCTTTCGTCCTTAGCGCGGGTTTCCAGTTCACGTGAGAGTCGGTTATCAGCCATTTTGTTTCCTCATCTGTTCCGCAACCTGCTTAGCATAGGCTTCCAGAGGAACCCCAAGCCGCTTGGCGATCTCCACTGCAGACTTTGTAAGCACGACTTTCTTGGGCGCTGTGCTACGGGTCGCAGCGGCGACTACGTTTGATTGTCGTTTTTCCGAAGGAAACGCACTTGGAAAAACCTCGCGTACACGGGAGTTTACACGCCTGTAGTACTCGTCGGACTGAGGATCGACTCCAGAATTGACCAGCTTGTTGTGGAGTGCAATAGCAAAGCCGGTCATCTCCTCATCAGCACCGAACCAAGTATTCTGCCGCTGCCATTCAACCGCTTTACGGTCAACTGGGGGAGCCGCAGGAGCTTGTGATTCGGTTTGTACAACATTTTCTGCAGGTTGTACAGGGGCTGGCTTGAAATTATTTACCCGCTCCTGCTTAATCTTGGCTACAGCAAGCTGCTCTTGCCAATAAACAATGTGGTCAGGCTCCCCAGACTCCAGCGCCTCTTTTACCTTTTGTTTAGCGACAGCTACCTCTGACTCAACTACCCTCTTGGCCTGTTCAAGCAGAGCTTGTTGCCCTTGGGACTTGAGCTTCTTGTTCTCTTCCACGAGGTTCTGAGCAAGGCGCACCGCCTCTTCACGCTCCCGCAAAGCCGATTCTTTGGCCCTGCGCTCCTCGTGGTAGCCCTTGGAGAAGTGCTGGATGCGCTTCTTCACCCCATCGGAATATTGCGCCAGTTCGTCGTCCGTGACCTCGGCAGGAGCCTCCTTCATCGGGGCTCGGTTGCGGTCTTCCGGGGGCGTGTCGTCAACGACCTCGATCTCGGTGTCGCCTTCGACTTCAAACTCGACTTTGTCTTCAACGGGCTTTTCTTTTTCCACCTCATCGGGGAATCTGTATTCGCTCATGTGTTACTCCTTTGCGTCTTGGGGGACGAGTTCTTTGAGCATGCGGACCTTGCCTTCAAGGTAATTCATGTAACTCTGCTGCTCCACTGATCTTGCCTTCAGTGTGTTTTGCAGGTTCTCAAGCATGGTTACCATTTCGTCAAGCCGCACGCGCATGCGGGACAACTCATACCAAGCAAAGTCGTCCGTGACGCCGTTGTAGATGCTTTCTTCTTTATCCACGCTTGATCCCCCTCGGATCTTGGACGACTGCCTCAACGCTGTCGTCGTTGATGATGCGGAACTCGGTCCCGTGGATCTTCAGCCGCGTGCCCGAATTGGGACGAACCAGCACAAAGTCACCCACCTTGCATGAAGGTCTACTAAACCGCTGTGGATCTTTGTAGCAGTCTGGTCCCATCTTTACCACCCACAATACAGAAGACAAAAGCTCCTCATACTGCATGGTTTGGCCTGCTTTGATCAGGCCACTTTCGTACTCTTGTTCTGCTTTTGGTAGGGCGCAAAGAATGTGGTAAGTCACAGGATCAGGCAACTGTCGGGCCTTTTCCTCGTCGGTTTCCGGCAACACGGTTGTGTTTTGGCCGTCGCTCAGGAGTAGTTCACTCATCGTCGTTTTCCATCTTTCGCACAAGGTCGGTTATGAAAGCATGAGCACGCGAGAGACCCTGGACCTCGCCTGTCATGAACTTGTACTCGGCATAGTCTTTTGCCGCGCCTGAGATAAGCGCTTGCGCGATGGATTCGCGGCGCTCTTCCAGTTCTTTGATAACTACAGAAAATACAGTAGCAGCCATATTACACCTTCAAAAAATTGGGCCATGATTGCAAGCGGTTGTAAAAAACATTGTCTTCAAAAGTAGACACATCAATATTTGGATATCTTTTCTTGTTAAAACGCTCGTCACAAGAATAGTGTGCTATGTAGTGTTCCGGCGCTAGGTCATTTATTCCTGGGACATAGCAGTAATTTTCTGCCCTCATCCGCACTTGCTTCTTTTCACAAGCAGCTTGTAGTGCGTACATACCCGCCCACCAACGCACCTTATCTGGCAGGCCACGAGACAGAATATGCCTATGAATGGAAATCCACTCAAACATCAACTTTTTAAACGTGCGCACAGAGCCGATGATGGGCACAAACCCGCCGTTGTAAAACCTGCCGCCGTTCTCAAAATATGGCTCGATGACGTTGCGGTGGTCACTCAAACTCTTCAAGTGCCACGGCTCATAGATGTCATCAACAAGTAGCTCATCGTGACGTACAAATACATCTGGGTGTGGTCGGATATGTAGCATATCGCAGTCCAGCACCTCAATAACTTCGTCATTATCGAGCTTTGGTAGGAGTTGAAGTAGGCCAATTTGTATGTTCAAAGGCAAAAACAAGCCGTCCGCTGGATCAACGTCACCCAACATATCGAACACAGACTCACACATAACGTGTGGCACATCCATGTCCCACTGCAACTCTTGCACTTTTTGCTCATCCAAAAAGTTGCGTTTGATGATTATAGCCATGAACTTATCGAAAGCCATGTCCCCATAGATTTGCTTGTGCGTGTGCCAAAACAAATCTAACTGCCATTTAAAACTGTCATTATGGACAGCTACAGGGATCGTGAGCATCAGATGAACTTCCCCTCACGGAACCACTTGGTTATCACCCACTTCTCCCCTTGCAGCACTGGAAGGCCCCCATGCAATGACTTGCTAGTGGGGTTAGGGGCGTAGGAAAACATAAGCCCTCTACCTTGCCTTGCTGCTACTTCCAACCCTACATCTGGAAAGCACGTAGCTCCACCCAGTTCAGGTGTATTTAGGTACACCAAAAAGGTCAGTATTCGTTGCCCGCCACGCGCCAAATGATCTACCTTAGAGTTGGCATCATGTGCAAAATAGTCATAGTGTGGACAGTATTCCTGCCCAATTTCATAACGCAGTACTTGCAATCCCTCACCGTTTTCAACAGGGATGCCTACACGTTCACTGATCCGGCGTTCAATATCTGCGATAAGGGGGGTTTCAGCTTTACCGAAGAACGCTCCTGAACTGGTCCGGGCCGCATGTTCGACTGGTTGGCCCGTTTTGTCATCAACAACTGTTGATCGCGCCAGTTTGGTCTTAGCCAAACTAATCAGTTCCGCGCACTCCGCAGGGGTTACGAACCCATCTACAACAAAAAGGTTTGGGTCTTTCAAGCTCAATGAAACATCTGCTTTGGTGTTGGCAGTTTCATCCAGCTTAGGGGGAGTCTGCACTGGAATCGTCCAATGGTAAAAAACATAGACGGCACGTTCGTCATCATCACATTCAAACGGATCGCGCCAATGTGGGTATTTTCTGCCCTCACAAAAAGCGCCTTCCCCAGCTCGTGGGTTTACTGAATAGGAGTCAGCTTTGTACGCTGAGGCATCCACGTTAGTGTCCCACGGGCCATGCCACAATTTGTTAGACACGTTCAATGGCCACTGGCGGTCTGGCCTCTTCTCCAAACACACACTCATAGTGATGTCCAACTCTGAACGATCAGTATGGATGCCAAGGATGCTACCTTTGCGGTAGCATCGAGTGTACGTATTGGAAAACTTGGCGGTGGGGTACTTCTCCCGCACCGTTTGGGTCAGTTTACTGACGTAATACAGAGTCTCTGGCAGGTTGTAAACACCATAGCTGTTTCTGTAAAACGCTTCGGCTTTGTCTTCGTCTTGCTTATTGGGCGATGCGTCAAAAGCAGCTACTAGCTCCGCGCATTCTTGTGGGTCAAAAACGTGGAGGCACTCACTCATTTACTTTCCCTGTGAGGTAGTTGGTTTTACTGGACGTTGGGCTTGCTGTTGGGCCTTCATAGCCTGCTGCTGTGCTTGCTGGCGCATCTTCTGCTGGTGCACCTGCTCCTTGTGCTGCAGTTCTTGCTGGGCCAGTGCAGCCTTGATACGTGGGTCTTCACCCTGGCCGCGCTGCATTTCTGCCGCCTTGAGCTGCAACTCAGCTTGCTTGATAGCCAGATCGCCCTGGACCTTCTGCTCCTTGGTCTTGGCTTCTTGCGCCTTAATCTGAAGCTCAGCTTGCTGCATCTGCACCATCGGGTCCTGCTGCGCTTGCTGGGCTTGGGCTTGTTGGGCCTTGGACATATTCAACTGCAGCAACTGCGTGGACGCCTGGGCCACCAGACGAGACAGCTCGACCTCAATGTCCTCAGGCATCTCCTGATCAGGAGGCGGCAGGGGTACACCCAACTGCTCTTCAACCTTCTTGCGATAGTTGAACGCCAAGTGCTCGGCTACGTGAGCCATGATGGCTGCGCCCATCTGCTGACCCATTGGGCTCTGCCCAATCTGTTGCGCCATCATCGGGTCCTGCATCAGCGAAACGTGCACTGCAATGTGGGCGTCATGGTCTTGGTAGATGAACGCCTTGGTCGGCTTGCCGTTCAGGAACGCCATGTTCTCGCTGACCGGATCTCTCGGGGTCATGTCGTCCTCGATGGGCACCAGCTTGTCCGCGTTCTTGATGCCCAGCACCTCGATCATCTGCCGGTGAAGCTGAGGCAAGTTGTAAATCTGCGGAGCCTGTTGGGCCAACTGAATGACCGCTTGGTACTGCATGATCCGCTGCGCCATCGTGGCGCTGTTGGGGTCACTGACCGGGATAACTTCTACCAAGTCGTAGTCGGCTTGCTTGGCTTTGCGGTTACCCTCAGCCGGGTCGTAGCTGTACTCCTGCGGGGTGTAGTCGCGGATGATGGCCTTCAGGAGCTTAAACTCCTGCTTCATGGCAAAGTGCACCCGAGCCTGCACAGCAGACATCGTTTTCAACTGGCGCTCAAGCAAGGCCAAAGTGGTACCCACCGGAGCCTGAGCACTCATGTCGCTGACCTTCATGTCAGCAATAGACCCAAGCCTGCGACCCTCTTCATTGATCTGCGTGAGCAGAGCAAGCAGAACTTGGCTCGGCTCCTTGTAAGGCAGAGTCATGATGTTGTCTTTGATAGCCCCAGACGGGACATCAACATCACGGAACTCACCAGGGGCAATGGGGGTGTCGTCCCCCTTAACGCGCAGTCCTCGGCTCTTCAGGCCACCGGGCAGGTTGGACAGGGTGCCAGCATCAACGAGCTGGCGTATGAGGGAAGTGCCAGCGCGAGCATAACCACCAATAATGTGGATAAGACCCAAGCCATAAGCGCCAAAGCCAGGAATATACGTGTACTGGACGAAGTGCTGTCGCTTGAGCTTTTGCTCGTCGTCTTCGTTCCAGTTTCGTCGGATCGCCAGAACTTCATTTGTCCCTCGATCAATGGTGATGACATACGGCAGTGCTATGCCGTCCTCATCTTCGTACCCCGGCAGATCATAGTCAACATGAACCTCGTAGATTTGATACCGGTCATCGTCGGTTAGGGAATACCCTTGGTCCTCGGCCTTTTTCTTCTCAATATCAGAGAAGAACGACTGCGGCTCTCCCAGATCCACGTCCTTGTAGAACCCACTGACCTGCAGCTTCTTGATCTCGTTCTTGGTCTTACGCATCACGTGCGTAACACGCGGAGCGTTGAGGATGCTTGACGCCCCATAGGGCATGATGATGTCCTCGGCTGAGATGAACATCGCCGCCTGACGGTCCAGGCTGGGGTCAAAGTAGACCTTCTTGAACGCAGAACCCGCAAGGCCCAAGGAGTAGAGCATGCGCTCATGCTCAGGCCGGTACTCCGGCATAGCCTCGGTCAGTTGGTAGTTCATGTCCTCACGAACACGTTCAGCCGCCTCTTCCTTCAGCTTGTCGATGGCACCAACGATCTCAGTCTTGACTGGCCCCTGTGCAGGGAAAGTCTCAATGATGGTGTCTGACTGGAACCGAATAGCCGCCTCAGTCAGGATGGTGGAATACACACCACATGCACCGTTCCACGGCTCAGTGCGCTCCTCATACTTCATCCCAAGGACATCCAAGCCCTTGACGAACATCTCCACCCAGTCCTTACGTGAGTTGATATCCCCCTCGATATCACCGATCAGATCTGAGGCAAGCGTCTGAAGCTCGCCTTCATCCATGTACTCGGCAAGGTTTGCGTCGAATTCTTCCGCTTTGGGGGCCTCAGGCATTAGATCAATCTCGACCCCATCAATCCCAATGCTTACAGCTTCTGGGTCCTCGATTTCGATCTCAATCGCAGGCTCCTGCGTCATCAGAGCAGGGTCAAAGGGCTCAAGTGCGCGATCAACATTCGTAACCATGGTTTATTGCCTTTTATTAGCTGCTCAATAATAAGCAGCACGTCTGCTGCTTTTGAAGTACCGGACATCCTCTTTTTCATCAGAGGGGAGGCGCAAAAACCCGCCTTGTCTGAACCGCATCAATGCAAGAGTTGTTGCATCAACCAAGTCATCGTGCTCCCCGGAAGGGAAAGCTGCAACTTCATCCATCAACTCTTCTGCCCAGCGGGTTTGCGGCACCCAGACTTTACCTGAAGCGATGATGTCTGAGACGGAATTCAGCCGTGCGATCTTGTCCTGGCCCTTAGACGGGGTGTACTCCTGAACTGGGATGCCCATCGCCCGCAAGTCATAGATCAGTGGGGCACCGGAGGCTTTCTTCTCAATCAACAGCCCATCAGGCTCCCATTCTTTGTATTCAGCCAGCACATCACGCTTCAAATCAGGGAACTCAACTCGCTTTTTATATGTGTTGAGCAGAATGATGTTGGGCATGTCGTTGTCTTCTTCGTTGTAGAAGACGCCCCAAGTTGTACCCGCAGAGTAGTCAGCACGCTGATGCTTCTCAAACGCAGTGTCCCAAGTCTGTAGGATGTACTCGCATTTGGGGGGCTTTTCGCGCTCCCAAATCTTCCACCAGTCCCGCTTCACAATAGCGGACTCATTACCTACTGGGTTCTGCTGGTACTGGGCCTGCCACTTTGCGTTTGGCAGTTCCTCATGCAGGGCTTCAAGCTCTTCAATAGACCAAAACTCGGGCCATAAGGGTTTACCCGAAGGCATAATGGCTGGAAATTCGATCACTTCCCAGTCAGTCTCACCCCGAAGTGCTGCATTTTTAAGCACTTGGCCTGTTAAATCCCGCTGTGCCCAGCGGGTCATCACTACAACAATGGCCCCACCCGGCTGCAAACGCTGACGGGGGCCTGACGTGTACCACTCGTACACTTTGTCGTACACATCTGGGTTGACTGCAGCCAGTGCAGCCTCTTGTTCGGAGTGCGGGTCATCAATAATCAGCAAATCGGCACCCTTACCGGTCACTGCACCCCCTACACCGATAGCAAAGTAGTCACCACCCTTGCTGGTATTCCACCGCCCGGCTGCTTTTGAGTCTGCTTGCAGGCTCAGGTCAGGAAAAATGCTGTTGTAAACCTCAGAATCGACCAAATTTCGCACTTTTCGACCAAAACCAACCGCCAATTCGGCTGTGTGTGAGGTCTGGATGACCTTCCTGTGCGGAAACTTGCCCAAAAACCAGCTTGGAAGCAGGTAAGAAGCAAACTCTGACTTGGTATGCCGTGGCGGCATGTTGATGATTAGCCGCTTTAGCTCACCTTTGGCCACCCGCTCAAAGGCTTCAGCCATTATTTTGTGGTGCCGACCGGAAATGAAGGTCGGCCAGACCCGCTCCACAAACTTGATGAACTTAGTCTGAGCTAGCTCCTTCTGCTTGAGTTTCTCCAGCTTGAGCAGTTGAGCCTCGAGCACCCGCAAATCAGCCTCTGACATCATGTCAAGGACTGAAGGGATGTCCCTAAGACTGACTTCACTCAGCATCTGCTGGCCCAGAATTTTCTAGCTGGTGGATCAAAGCTGGTTTGCCCAGGTGGGCGTCCAAATCTGTAATAGGCACAGCATCCACTACGTCTGCATGCAGCAGGCGTTTGATCCGCTCCTTGATGCTGTTCTCCAGATCTGAGGATGTCTTGTGGGTAACGGTGATTTCACTGCGTTCAGTGAACAGGCCCACGTCCGAATGCTTGCCCAGCAACTCGAGTGCTTTGATCTCAATCTTTGGGTCACCGCAAGCTGCCAACTCCACCAGCCGATTTGTGATGAACGTACGTGCTTGCTGAACGTCTTTGATGACTTGATAGTCGTACTCCGACAGAAGCAGGTTCAGCTTCTTGGCAACCGCAGGTATCTGCAGTGCGCGGGTTGAGCCTTTTTCCTTGGAGGACTTGATCAACTCCCGAGCAGCATGCGCATCTGCTTCGGTCATGTCAATGTTACCACCCAGCTCTTCTATTAGAGCGGCAGTGTTGGCTGCTACGGCCAGCTTGTCTTTGTAGACCGCAGGCTCTTGAGCTTCCAGATCAAAAGGGATTGGGTGTTCCCTAGCAGGTTCGATTGAGATCATAGCGCACCGAAGTATCGGGTACGCGGAATGTAGCACATATGGGGGTGGGTTTGTAAAGGGGGGTATGGGTCCCTTGACGGGGGGTGTTCCTATATTAGAGGGGGTGGGGTCTAGCTGGCTGGAAAAATAAAAAAGGGTACACAAAACAAATTGAAGTATAAAATGAGTATCGGATGTGCAGATTACAGTTCAGGGGTTGGAGCCCGGATCCTATTCCAGGCCTTGGGGGGCCCGGGCCCGGTAGGGTCGATTCGGTTTGAACTTTTTTCTGCGCCTCACAATGTGAGGTATTGACCCACCCCGTAATCCGTGGTGCAATATAGGTATCGGTTGGAGTTCTAACCGATCCGGTTCCCCGTCCGGCTTCACGGGTTTGTTTGGAGTGCCATCATGGCCACGAAAAAGACTTCGGTCCCCTTGTCTCTCGAGCAATTGCGCGAAGCTGCAGCTAACGCTGCGGCGCGCACCTATGGTGCCGTTAAAGCGTACGCTGGTGTCCTGAATGCCACGCCGGGGTTTGGCCCGGAATGGTTCAACGAGAAAAAGCCCGTAGGCGCAGTCGAACTCGAACGTATCGCCTATACCGACCTCCTAAAGAACAAGGGGCACGCAAACCCATGGGAGAGCTGGCGCCAGATTAAGCTGGCCGCAAAAAAGCTGGCGCTGGAAGCTGCAGCTGAGGCCGCTAAAGCTGAGGGTACTGACGAAGCCGCTGAGGGTA